TACGATTTTTTTGACGATCAAAATCTATATATATCAGTTATACCCGTTTATTTAACTAAAAATATTAAGTGGACATTTGGTGGATTCGGATACTGTATGAATGATGATGATTTGGATGTCGATCCATTATATGATACAAGGATTGAGGCCGAGAAAATAGCATTTTTGGAGGCATTTAAAATTATACACGATCGTGAAACTTACCTAAAAAATCATAAGAAAAAAGAAGCTTTTAACAAACGTAAAAAAAAATGGATTGGAATAATTTAAAAGCGCAATACCCAAGGGCATATCGAAAATTTTGGGAATGGTTTAGACCCCCGGTTAATGAAGATACTGTAATTTTGAATCGGGTTATTGAGATTCATCACCGATGCCTTTTTGATTTTTTTGATAAATTAGGAATCATGGTAAGAATATCGTATGAATGCACATGGACATCATCGAGCAATCAACATACTTATAAATGGTTCTACCATATTAAAGACGATGGATCCGATAATGCTTTGCAAGGATGTAATTTTGATTCCAGGATTGAAGCCGAAAAAGATGCCTTTCTTAAGGCTTTTATATTACTAGACAATCAATTACACAAATAAAGGCGGATAAAATCGAAAACTGATGCAAATAAGAACCAATATTGATATATTAAGTTATAAGATTGGTATAACACTTATACCATTTACATTTTATAGTGAATATAAATATGTGCTAGATATTCAATTATTGTGCTTTAGCGTATGGATCTTTTTCAAAAAGAATGAAATGTATAAAAAAGCAGGGAAATTGCCGATTGATGAAAATAATGATAAAAATAAAATTAAATATTAGACATGGGAAAAAAGAATTATTCAGAAGTTGACTCTTTTCTTTCAAAATATGACCCTGATGGTAAATTGTTAGAAAATTATAAGGAAATTACACCAAGTGAGTGGATACATTCAGGCAGTTATGCGTTAAATGCTGCTATGAGTGGATCCCTTTTACGTGGATATCCAAACAACAAAATAATTTGTATTGCAGGAGACCCTAAATCCGGTAAATCGTATTTGGCACTTTCCGCTGCACGAGAAGCTCAGAAAATGGGATATTTTGTATGGATGTTTGAAACTGAAAATGCACCAGACGCAGAAAGATTTGAAAATCAAGGCGTTGATAAAACTATGTTGCGATTGTCTCAACCGGAATCCGTGTTTAGTATTCAATCATCTTTTATGAAATACTCGGAGGAATTGTTAGCTTTAAAAAAAGCGGGTAAAGAAATTCCTAAAATCTTAATTGTTATTGATTCCCTGACAGGTTTAAATTCATCTAAACAACTTCGAGATGCTCTGGAAGGTAAAGATACCACAGACATGGGTACCAAAGCCCGTGAAATTAAAGAAATGCTTAATATGATGAGCTTAAGGTGTGGTAAGCTTAGTATTCCTATTATTATGACAGCCCATATTTATGAAAAAGATATGTACACGTTTAAGGAGCGGAAAGTATCGGGTGGTAACGGTATATTGTTCTTATCATCAATTGTAATATGGGTTAGAAAAAGAATGGATAGGAACAAAGAAACTAAGGAAAATCTTGGAATTTTTGTTGATATAGATGTGGTAGAATCCAGATATGCAATACAAAACCGTGTAAATCTTTATATTCCATTTCATAAAACAATGAACCAATATTTGGGATTACAGGCAGTATCAACATGGGATAATTGCGGGATTGATAAAGGTAAAGTCACTGAATTTGTTGATATTGCATATGAGTTGTGGTTCAAAAAAATGTTGGATGAATCTAAAATCGGTAAACGTTTTAAAATTTCAGAAGTTAGAAAAGTGTTAGCTAAAGCTAAATCTGCAGACCTTGAGCAACATCTAACTAAAATGGTAGATGATGGATACATTATATTTGAGGAGGAAGATAATTTTGTGTTTACCGATAAACTTAAGGAAAGATTTAAAGATGGTAAATATGAAAAAATAGAAGGCGTTATTCATAGTTTGAATCCAAATTCGCCAACATGGGTAGCCAAACATATTAATGAATCTATTCAGTCTAAAGATCTTTTTACATCTAAGGTCTTTACACAGGAAGTACTGGGAAAACTGGATGAATCTGTGATAAAACCAAAATATGAATTCTCCAAATACGATGATGATAAAGAATTAGAAGAATCATGATGTTTTAAAATAAATGATAATGAAAAATCTTGAAATTGGATTTTGTAATGCTTATTGTTCAGTACCTATTTAGAAAAAGAAAACAAATAAAATTTAATGATATGAAAACAATGAAGAAAGAGGGTAAAATTATCAGAGTTAAAGACAGCGAGGCATTTAAGCAATATGAAAAAGAAGGGTGGGCATATATCCCAAAATCCGTGTGGAAAAAGGAAGTCAGAGATGTAAAATAAATGAATTAAAATATCCAAATTAAATTATGCAAGATATGGCTTATAAAAATATGAAGAAAAACAAAAAGCATGTTGCAGAATTTAAGAAAGACATGAATGGATGGAGGCGTAGTAGCAGAATGAAAAAAAATGGATTAAATAAAAATAAGGATGTTGAGCCATTAACTTTAGAAAACTTAGAAAAAGAAATGAAAATACGGGGGCTGGTGTAGTGGATAAAGAACCCAAATATTGCCGAAAGTGTAATAAAATCTGTGAGACTAAGACAGTAAGAGGTCATATTCCTGATCATGGAATAGAAATTAATACTGGTACCCATATTTTTATAAAATCCACATATTTTGATGAGGTAATTTCGGTATGTTGTAATGCATCGGTTTCATATAAAACTAAAATATTTGGTCATGAAAGTCAAATTACTTAAGCGAATAAGAAAACGTATATCGATTTATAAGTATAAAGATGATTATACGATTGAGCGCAAAATTAGAAAAAGTTATCCAGGCGATTCATGGTCTGAAATTGAGCAATATCATTGCCCTAATTTTAAAGAAGCAATGGTTTGTTTTCATCGATTAATGAATGAAGAAATTAAACATTATCAAAAAAAACGGATAGAAAAAAGACGGATTAAAATTTTATAAAATGGACACAAATGATAAAGGAATAATCACCTTGATAGAAACACCATTCAATAAAAATGATTCTATACCGGAAGATGAGATTAAGCTTCTTACGATTGAAGAAATGATAAAGATAGAGCCAGATCTTAAGTAAATAATTGCATATGTGGAATATTGTAATGAGTCTGCGAAAACTAAATCAATCAACTGGTTTAATGTGTGGAAAGATGTTAAGCGTAGTTTAAGGAAACTTGTGGGTTTTGGAGCGGCGGATGCCAGATTAGCCGGACAAAAACATTGGGATTTATGGCACAAATATTTATGGAATAAAGTGGTAAAAAATTAATCTATTTAAAGTATGGAAAATCTTGAACATTATATAGACATTAAGGATCCAAAGGTTAAGCATGTCACAGGTGAATATGTAAATATGAAGAATGCCCCAGATCCATCCGATATTTTATATTATATGATATCCAAAAAAAAGAAAAAAATAGTAGTTGAGGAATTAATATCTTTTTTTGGTCAAGATAAAACTGAAATCATCAATCTATCAATCAACGAGCTATTGGGTCAATCGATTTTGGGAACCAATAAAGAAGGAAATTCTTTTGATTTAATTTAAGCAAATGAACGACAACCAATATTTTGAATATCTGGTTTATCATTACATATGTAATAATCCTAATTTATTTCCTAAGATTATCGATGATTTCTTTAAAAATGAACATTTAAAGAAATTGTTTGATATAACCAAGAAATTTTATGATTCCTATAAATCCATACTTTTTAATCAAAACAGCCCGTCGCCTGAACAAATCAGGGAGATAGCAACATCTGATATCAAATCCATCATAATTGATCCTGATGCATCGGAATCCGATAATCTAGATTCCTTCATGGCCAATGCTGAGAATATCATTAATGTGGATTGGAAAAAGTATGATGAGAATTGGTTACGTGAAACTGTATTGGCGTGGATAAATTGGAAACGGACACAACACGGCTACAAGCTATCAATTCAATATCAAAAGACGACCAAGATAACGCCTCAAAATGTTGACGATGTTATCAATCGGTCAAAGCAAATTATCGTAGATTGGTCATCCAACATCATAGATGATGAGGCTAGTTGTGATTTTTATGACCCAAAGAATCACATACAGACACAACCTGAAAATCTGATCAATACCGGGTACGTATTTCTTAATATAGCTTTATCCGGTATCAAACATGGTGGATTTGAACCATCCACCTTAACCCATTTTATAGGTGAGAGTCGTGGTGGAAAATGTGTAAATAAGGATACAATTATAAGAGTAAGAAATAAAAAAACCAATAAGATCCACAACTTAACAATAGAGAAATTTTACAATATGGTCAAAAGATAATCTTGAACACATTTTTTATTCATCTTCCATTCCATTTCCCATATTGTAATTAATTTTATATTTTTATTATTACATATTTCTTTTTTATGATTATCTTTTATCCATATGTCTTTTGCTTTCATTTTCTTATTAGAAAAAATAATTTCATCATCAGCATCATATAAATTTGGATTTGCATGCCAATGATCACCATTTATTTCTATGGCTAAATTATTGTATGGTAAAAATATATCTATTTCATAAGGATAAATGATACTTTTAGAATTATTTATAATTTTATATTTATAATGAATTTTTATAAAATTTAATATTTCTTTTTCAAGCAAAGAATACCATTTCTTTAGCGGATTTTTTATTATTGATATCTCATCCCCCCTATATTTTCTAGTATGGAAAGTATTTTTATTTATAGTGAATATAGAATTATCTCTTTTATCACATAATTTAAGAATATTGCCATAACTTATTAAATTAAATATATTTTCAACCCCATTCATAATGCTTTTGTTACGCCTTTTTATATGCTTTTTTTTACGCATTCTTATTTTAGTAAGATCATCTGTATAAAATGGAATATATCCAGATATTTTAGTATTATGATCAACTCCATATTTTTTTAAACAAGTTATTCTTCTTTTTTCCTTTACTGCTTCTATTTGATTACTCCATTTACCATCATGGTTTTTCCTATTAGTTTTGACCATTTTATCCATTTTATCAATGAGCTTAGATGTATTCTTAACTCCATATTTAATTAAACATGTTTTTTCCATCGTAAATCTTTTTATTTTATTGGAACATTTTGTGGAACATGTACCATATTTATGACTAGAATGATATTTAGCTGGATTAATATTACAATATTTACATTTTATAATATGATAAATATTGTGTTTTATGTGATATAATCGTTGTCCTAATGAAATAGATTCATATTTTTCATTTAAAAACTCAGTAGACTTTAAAACAATATCTTTATGTTCATTTTTTAATTTAGATATTGTTATTCTTATATTGTATTTATTAAGCAAAAATTTTATGTAATCCATATAAGCAAAAATATTTGGTAAAAATTATTTATTATGGCAGAATTTGTAAATACTATAATGACTGACGATTGGGAAATAGAAACTCATAATGGATGGGAAAACATTAAAGGCGTTGGTAAAACAATAATATACAGAGAATATTTAATTAAAGCCAGAGAATTTTCATTGATAGCTGCTGACGAGCATATAATTTTTGATGCTAAAATGAATGAAAAACATGTAAAAGATTTAACAGCAGATAATATCATTCAAACTATTTCAGGATTAAGAATTATTGATGCGGTTGTTAAAACAGATGTATATTCTAATATGTATGATATATTAATGGATGATGCTACTGATCATGCTTATTATACAAATGGAATTTTATCACATAACTCCATATGGCTTTGTAATATTGCACTAAACGCATCAGCTTTCGGATATAATGTATTCTTTGCATCCCTTGAAATGAGTACCCATAAAATCATAAAACGTATGGGTGTAAATGCAATGAATGTTCCTATATCAGATTACACGGATTATGCCAATCAGCAAAATGAACTCGAGAAAAATTTAAATATTTACAGACGTGACAATCCAACACCGATGGGCAAATTACAGATTAAAAGATTTGCACATGCTACTGCAGACGATATTTATATATATGCAAGGAAAGAGGAGGAGAGGCTTGGTATAAATTTTCATCTTGTAATTATCGATTACTTCACGGAATTAGCAAACTCATATGGAACGAGTGTTGAAAAATCGTATACATATCATAAACAAAATAATAATGATTTATACAGAATCGCTGTAACAACAGGATGGGCTGTCATAAGCGCACATCAGGCCAAAATAGGGGATTATGGGGCCGAGGATACAACGCTTAACAGTATATCTGAATCATCAGGGCTTGTACACAGAACCGATAATGTATTTTCAATCATACAGACCCCGGAAATGAAAGCTTTAAAGAAATATTACCTTAAGATGTTAAAGCTTCGTGATTCTGAATATGGGGATTATAAGATAGGATTCAGTATTGATTATACGCATATGCGAATAACTGAGTTAAATGAATTTATAGAGCCTACTGAAAATATACATCTTTATATACATTCAAAAGATGGGGAACCAGTCGATGATGTCGAAGAAAATATCGATGAAAGAAATGATGTCGAAGATTAGGGTCTGCGTGATGATGCACCAGGCGATAATCCATCTGCAGGTGGAGGTGTTAATTCTTCTTTCCGTAAATCATTGTTTTTATTCCATTCATCCTCACTAAATAAATTATAACGAACAACAAACAAATATTTGTCGCTAAATACCCTTTTATTGTTAATGTCCACAATTCGTTGCATTTCCTGAATCCTTTTGAGTTTTACTTCCTCAATCTCCATCTTTTTAGCTTCTTCAATATAGGATTCAGATTTATAAATTAATCCTAATTTTGATTTAAATTCCTGGTCTATTCGAAGCTCAGGATAATCAAGCAGCATACTGATATAAAGAGGTTTTTTGATGATGATTTCATATTGTTTCCTAACTCTTTTTACATACTTATAAAAATGAATTTCATCATAAGGTACACCTTTATTCTCAAATAAAATTTTCTTACCTGCTCCACCTTCTTTATCAAACCTACTAAAAGGTAGTTTGGAATCTCGCCAGAAATTCTTTTTAAAATATTCGGGTAATTCCATCCTGCTGATATCGGGGCCTTGATATTTTATACTATCAATTTCAGGAGACACATTATTCCGTTTTGGAAATACTATATTTTTACCATACGGAATGTTGGTACTACCATTCATTTTTACATATCCGGCATCATTGCTTACATATAATTGTTCAGTATAACGAGATGTAACTTTTCTCAACGCCTCTTTTACTTTTGGCGATGTCTTTGACCCAACGGGTATAATCATTTTAAGCCTGAACATTGAATACATGATATACCATCCAACGCTACTGTTCTCCGTAGCCCTCATCAAGTTAAAATTACGGATAATACCCTTCAAATATGATGATGTTTTGTAAATGCCGGGGATATTGTCATATTTAATAACTATAACCTGATTATCAGATAATACAACCTTTTTACGGCCATCACTCATATATTCCCATACAATCAAATTAACTTTTTCAGGCTTGCCAGTATCATCATTCATTTTTTCATAATAAGCATCTTTTTGTTTTAAATGCTTATATTCAAGTTTCTCAAATCCTATGATACGAACAGGCACATCTTCAGTATTTTCTTTATTATCTGTAACTCCAACTTCTATTATTCGCTGCATTTCTTCCTGCAATAAAACCTTGTATTCAAGGTTTTTTTGTTCATTTATTAGATTGTTTTTTTCCTGTTCAAATTTTTCGAGTATAACCTTTTTTTCATTGCCATCCTGATGTTGTTCATCAGTTGATTCAAGACTTTTCCCGATTTCTTCAATTTTAGTTTTTATATCATCAATCTGTTGCTGAATATCATCTTTTTTTGCATATTTGTATACAATTTCAAATGCCAAAACGCCTTTAATCAATAATTCATACATATATGCCCATGCAGTCTGACCGTCATTAAAATTAAAAAGTGAATAAATGCGTTTAAAATTATGATTAATACGATCTGACACATCATCACTCAAATTCATATCCATTTTTGTAATATCACAAAAATAGTTAAAATCATCATATACAATTAACTCATTGGCTAAATGAGTCAGTACATATTCAATTTCAGGATAACTTGCAATATGCTCAAGCTGTGAATCTGTAAGCATATGTAATTCCTGTTCATCTTCATTAACTACAGCTGGCATATTTAAAATGCCATCATACATATCAATTTCTTCACTATCGACAGTCTTTTTATATTTTTCAACGCCTTTTTGGAAATTTATCCCTATATCCGATATAGATTTAACATATCCGGGAAGCGAAGTTAGCCTAATCCTTTTCATATTAAAATGTTTATGATTGTATTATATATTAGATGTTATAAAATTCATTATTAGATGAATTAATGCTGAGGCTTATCATAATGTTATTCCGGTGATTTTTTGGATTCGTCTTATTTAATGATTTGAGGACAGCATTCTTACAAATTGATGTAAAATATTTAAATGCATTAGGAGGTGCCTGAAAAAATATTAGATTTCCCGATTTTATATCACTTAAAAATGATTCAGATTCAGGATCATATTGAATATAAACATGAGATAAATTAGGCTCAAGTACATCAGATTCCATCATTGTTACCCGCTTTTGTACCATATCATGAAATATCTTGATTTTTTGATCATTTTGTTTTACCAAGTTTACGAAATTTACCAATGATTTATTAGTCTTTTTTTCAACCTGAAACATTTTAATTCTTTCTTCCCCATAATTATAAGCGACATCGGTTGCAATATAAGTAATGATATCAGAATCATGGATTTTTATACAGATTTTATCACCTTGCTTTAAATTCCGGGTAAATTTGACCCTAACCACATTGTTTTCCTTAAATCCCTGCCAATATTTCCACATGTCATGTAATATTTGCTGTATTGCATCCCGTTTATGCTCATTGTTATTAAAATAAAAGTCACGAATAACACCATTTGCAAATTTCTGAAACATAATTAAAGCCTTATCCGACAATTTACCTGCCCGTTTGCACTTTACCATTTCCTCATGAAACTCAATGTTATTAATATATTGTGCTCGTTTAGCCATCTATTTGTTTTTTGGTATAATAATTTTAGAATCAGGATGATTTAGTATTAACTATTCCATTTTCAAGACATTTACCCTGGAAGACAACGCTTACGTCCCCCCAAATCCAGGGAATCTTTTTCTTCTCCATACTTATATTGAAAGTTTGTATATGTTTTTTATATCCTCAATCATAAATTTACTTGTATCTATATTATCGACATCAAATATATCAATTGTGATACAAGCCCTAAATTCTTTAATGCCTTTATATCTAGATAATTGCCCGACAATATGGATGATGCCAGAATGATTGATTTCAACTGAATAAAATTTCTGATGATATGGAGATCTGGCTGAAAATTCTGTATCTCTCCATAGTAAATCGATTCCTCTGTGATTACCATCATTAACTTCCATTTCTCCAACATCCGTTAACAAATATGGATTTTTACGGATAATGCTAATAACTCCGTCGATCGCAATTTCCTTGGGATAAAAACATCGCTTTGAAGAATGAAATTCTTTAACTTGTTTGATAATTTGTTCCATGATCAGAATATTAAGTACATATTTCACCCTTTATCCATCTAATATACTAAGGGTTTCATCTTTACATACAAAAAAGCCCTATCAGATGACAGGGCTTTTTCATTGGTAATTCAGGTTATGTTAAACTGCGACAAAGCCGCCTACGATTGGAGTTGCACCAGAGCGTAAGGTAATCCGGTTTATGAATTTCCTGGTGACGTTGGGCAACTGAATGATGGTATCGACAATTGATGCATTTTCACTTACTACCCAATCCGGGTTATTCTCACGGTTGAATATCAGTTCAAATGTTACCAGAGCACTATAAGTATCACGCTTATTTTCATAATAATTGCGTAAAAGCGACAATACTTCAGTCCTTAAGTTATCATCATTTGTATCAAAGATATAATTGGACAAAATGCTTTCTACATCAATTTCAAAAGTAATCAGAGTATCACGAGCATGAATGTTGTTCAGAATTGACCTAAATTTCTGATAGGATGTTTGATTTCCAAAGATTTCAACATCACCATTAGCTTTAGACCAGATTGGGTTTATACCTTTCTGCTCAAGGAATCCTCTTTCCTCTTTTGTAAATGGATAAGATGTTCCCACTAATCCATCAGCAACTATGACACCACGTTTTGTACCAGCTACTGCTTTATACTGATTTCCATTTGTATATTTGCGAATAAAATTATTGGAAACGAATGCGGCAGGTGGTAATAGTACATATTCAGAATCTTCATCCCTGATTTCAATTTCTGGCATAAAGAATGCTACATATGATGCTCCATCAGTTTCATCAGGAAGCGTATATAAGAAATCTGGATTTTCTTCAAGATTACCGCCATCCCTTATATACTGGATGTTAATTTGCGGAACCGGATCTGATGGAGTTGGAGTATCAGTAAATCTTGGGTTTGAGCTATTCCTAAATTCATCGATTGTAGGAGTGTTCAACAGACCAAAACATTTAGATCTATCTTGTATCAGACTTGATAAGTAAGATTTAGAGAAAGGTTCAAGACCACAGTTAAATGTATCAACAAAATATCTGAATGAAATCATTTCAGGGTCTATCAGAGCAGCTCTTAAACTACCTTGTGTAATAACTGAGTAAAGTTCCCTGACTTTTGCATTTGTTCCATTTGGTAAATGATATTCTTTAATTGTAAAACCTTTTAACTTTGTAGTATTGTAATAATCAAAGATTTTCTCAAGTGCTGAATATTTCTCTACTTGGATATTACCAACCGCATCTATAAATTGTTTGATAGGTTGATCCGTATATACCAAAATATGAGTTGGAATTACCCCAGTTTCAGTAAATCGCTTGATTGCTGATATGCGGGTCAGAATTGGTTGATCTTCGTAAATTCCAACCAAATAATCATCAAGTTTTATATCAGGCTCATTTACGATTGCAATTTTAGCCACATCTTCTCCAATAATTTCGGCATCGAATCTCTGATTAATAGAACCAACTAAACTAATGATATTAAGTTTAGTTATGTCTGATACTGCCAAACCTTGTGCATCAAGTGATGAACCAAATGCGATAGCTGCACCAACTACAATCGGAATTGTTAGATCGGCATCTGTAAACAGCGATATCTTTATAATTTTCCGATAATCATCAACTATATCAACACCGCTATCTGCATATATTTCATCAATTTTTACAAATTGGGTAACGGTACTACTCTGAATTTTATCCCCATTTGTAATGCTGCCACTTTTCCAGTCCAGATATATCTGATTATTGGTATCAGCAATAAAATAAGTATCAGTTCCATCCAGATAAAACCTATCCCTTGTTGTTTCAAGTGTCATATCAGATGTGGCATTAATACCACCTGTGAATGCGGGGTCAGCTACATATGTGATGGTACCTATAATATCTATGACAAGCGCATAATCGTTTGCAATGGCACCCGTACCAGTTGGAGCAGTTACTGTAACTGTATCAGTTAATGTAGATGCTGTATAACCATGTGTTCCAGTTCCTGCATCGATAGCTGCCTCAACACCTGCAGCTATTAAATCGGGTGTATCTCCAAGTAATGTTATATATGAACCAATTACAATTTCGGTTCCATCTTCATCAACGCTTACTGTAATCGTATCACCTGTGGAACCTGCACCAGTAATTTGAAGGTCTGATGTAGCCAAAGTTTCTGCAGTATCTGGCGTAAAATCAAAGTCAACAAAAGCATCGGCCTGTATCAGGACATTCTTTTCATTTTCCTTTAGCGGCGATATAACGTCAAAAACTATCTGAGCATCTGTAACGCTGAACCTTGAAACTTCCAGGGATGGATTTGCTACTGTAATCCCATATTCAATCCCTTTTGCAGTTGTAACTCCATTAAACAAGGTTTTTAAACCTATTAGGGTTGGAATTGTTACAAAATCCGGGTGGGCTGCTAAAATTGTTACCGTTATTTTACCATTACTGTATGCAATGGAAACGCTATCATTATCAAGTAAGGTATTGATAGCGTTTGATGTTTTCTTTGTATATGTAAAATCCTGTGTTATCTTACGTTTATATGACAGAAAATCTAAATCTGTAACTGTAGAACTTAAAAGCCTGTGACCAACCAAATCAATATAATTGGTATTAGTTTCAGTTTCAAACCTGTCAAGTTCTTTCTTATCGATAGCACATAAGATTCCAGATGTCCTGACTTCATCATTAATTTTTTTCTCAATATACTGGATGATATCATCTTTATCCTTAAAGTTAGGAATGATACATCCGGTATAAATGGTACTTGTAATTTCAGGTCTTGCCAGGAAATCTACCAATTTATCAGCCATTAAACCCTGGTTGTCAAAAAATTGACCAAAAACCGGGTCAGTTGCTAATTGTAAATATTTGGCGGGGCCAAAATCACCATTGATGATAATAACATCAATGAAGTAATCGGAAATAAGGTCGTGAGGTTTTAAATAACTGGGTATTTCAGTATTTCCATACCATTCAGCCACAGAAATTTCATATCCCTGAATCGTTGATTTTCTTACAATGAATGTCTTGGGTGCCTGTGATAAGTTAACAAGATTAAAGATTTTGCCAGCGTCACCAGTAGCTCGTGTAGCCAATAAATATTCACGGTCAGGAAACCAAAATCTTTCTTTGTTGTAGAATGATGCATAAAGTTTGTCACGATTTATTCCGTTTTGTGCAACTATGTCAACTGAAAATGATTTATAGTCAACGACATCAGCGTTTTCAGTAGGCAACCAGTTTTCATCAACCTCATTATTCAGCTTCAGCATGTTTAATGCGAGTACTGGGCCTTCATCAAGTGCCACTTCAATAGATTTGTGAAAGAAAGACCCTCTTCGCTCAAGCGATTTATCACGTTTACCAAATAAACGTGTTGCAGTAGTTGTATCACCTTGTGCGATATAGACCGCTATGTTTTTGGGGCCTGTTTTTGAGAATCCTACCACTAATCTGAGTTGTTGGTTGTTACCGAATACCTGAGATAAAGTTTCATCTCTGTATATCGTATAAACACCGGATGCAGCAAATTTATCCTGCAAGTCTTTTAAAGTTATCAAACCATTAGCCATATCTAAGTATATTTGAATTACACATCATTTTATTATTTATTGCAGATGTGTATAAAATTCAATTTACAGGCTATTAGATTTGAATATCATCAACGTTTTTTTAGTCCAATTATACTCAGCCAATACTTTAGATTCATCGGTTAGATTTCTATATCGCAAAGATTCTGATTCCATGAATGTAAATCCGATCATTTCCATTTCATGTATCCAATAATCGGCTTTTTGACAATTAACATGGTGATATCCTGATTGACCGGGAACAGCATGAGTCATTAATAAATATTTGCATGATTTAAATGTTTCCAAGAAGTTTGCTTTATATGACTCATCTACGTGTTCCACAAATTCTGCACACCATCCCATATCATAAATCAAACTTGGTTTATATGAACCTTTTAAATAATCATGTTGTATTACATGTCCTTGGGCTTTATTATTCCTGACCGCTTTTTCTCCACCCTCTATACCTAAAACTTCCAAGCCCATCTGAACAAAATAGATGGTGGAATGTCCTTCACCACATCCTATGTCAAGAACTGATTTGATTTCATATTGACGAATAAATTCATCCCATAATCTTGGTGTATATGTACCAGGACTTCCACCTATCCAATAACCACCCAGATGATCAGCTTGTTCTATCGCATGTCCCATGTCTTAGACTTCACATAATTTAACAATTTAATTTTATTTTCTTTACCTTTTGTAAAATTGGCATGAAACATTTTGATTGAATCAGGTACTTTAAAATCAAGGGATTCACCCTCATAAATTCCTCCATTAACTCCTCCATAAATTCCTCCTATATTAAAAAAATGTTGATGATTCAATACTTTATACTTTATATCTTTGACCCGTCCACTTCCTAACAAATAATTCATAACAACTTGATCACCTTGTTTAAATTTATCAATATGACTGATTACCAATTTAATTAAATCATGTGTCCTTTTATTTGATCTTATTCCCATAAATCCACAACAGCATGTACCTCGATCAGACTGGAACACTATATCATATTGATTTAATAGATCATGAATGATATCAGCCGTAGGCCTTATGAAAATTATATCTGAATCCGCATACACAAATCTATCAAATTTTAAATCTTTAATGTGTTCCAGAATTTTGTGATTTTTTTCTTTCATGATTTGTGTCCACCCTTTATCCATGTAATGCCCAGTCCTACATTTTTCTTTTAATATATCAACGCTTAAATCATAATCGATACCCACACTAGGGATAAAAAATTGGGTGGCTAGATCAGATTTAGCTTTTGTATAATAGGTAAACAATTTCATAACAAATCTTCAATTCCTCCTTCATCTCCTGAAACAAATGATACTTTTAATTTTAAGCCTATCTCATCTTTAAATTTATCAGGGCAAGATTCAAGTAATTCATCAACTTGATCTAAATAATCAGGGGTCTGATAAAAATGCATTACATTTATAACGGTTAAAACAGCATCATCATTATTAAGCTGACATACAAATTTACCTTTTTTGGTCTTGGTCATTGATATAGATTCCTCAACAGTCCTGTGCTCCTGTACTATAATCTGATTAGCTTTTATTTTATCAGGCATTAACTTACGTCCAAATTCTTTAGTTTTTGTATCGTTTGTAAGTCCTGATTTTAATACAGATGTTTCCTCATTTGTAACATCAAAATGAAAATGCACAAACAGGCAATCTTCATCAACTTCATTACTTTCACCATATAAAGTAGATACTAATTTTTTGAAATAATTACCCTCATGATTGACCTCAAGCACGATTTTAATGCTTTCTGTTCCAAAAACATTTATAATCATGTGATACAAAAATTTAGCTATCTTTTCAAGGCTTAAGACATTTGATCTAAATATGGCAACTTGAGCTAATTTAAAAAAATCCTTCTCATCTGAATATATCTTAAGTTTTTCAATTTCCTTTTTATTCATTGGTAATATTTGGAAGAAATTTAACATCGTATAATCACCGCCAACGCCATCAGCCAAATCAATACTAATTACATATGCACTACCCGGATTTTTGAGTTCATTTAGATCAAAATCAGGATGGAATTCAAGATATCCTCTATATTCAACATCATTTTCATCTAATTCGCCAATTTCATGTTTAACAAAATGTAATCTGTGATTCGTTAATTTTCTAATCACAGATGAATTTAACATCAAAGTATTGCCTGATAAAAATTGGTTTCCAAATTCCTGATTAAAAGATGCCTCGGATCCAAGTTGTGCTATCATTTCTTTTTTGAATATTTCACCCCTAAATCCACTAGGTTCTCTAGCATCAGGATATTCAAAATAATCGGTTCGCATAGGATTAAAGTAATTAATCCCATCTACAGCATCTTTATAAATTTGATAAAATTTATCAATCCCTCGTGCCGTTGATGTAATAATCATTTTAGATTCATCAGATGATGACATGGTAGGATAAAGCGTAGTATAAAATTCTTCCTGAATTTTTTTATCCACAACTGCAAACTCATCTGCATATACAAGATGTCCTGTAAATGATGCACCTGTACGATTCGTTGTAGTTTCTGCAATTATACGGTTTCCGTCATCGAATTCTTTTGACATCACATTATTTTCTACTACTCCAGATTTAAGATAAAATGGTAAATATTTAAGAATCGTAGAAAGCTTTTTCATCAATTCTTTGACTTTTACTTCAGTAGCAGAAGTCAACAAAATATTTCGATTTGTATGAACTGCCAGATACCATGCTATAAAAATAGCAACCGTGATGCTGTTATGGGATAAAATATCATCTGTATAATAAAGATAATCGGGTGAATCTATAGACATATCGAACATGAATGCCCTATAATTCTTTTTCTTTACACTTACTATTTGCTTAATCCCATCATATGTAATAACTGAATCCCCTGGCTTTATATCTTTTGCATATATGGTATTATATGGATTTAGACAAAGCAAATGCTCCCCGGCACATCTAAATTTTTTATTATTACTTAATTGTAATTCATAGATGGATTCATGATTTCTTAGACTTAAGCTTACTATTCTAGTTATATTTGTCCCTACTGTATATACATTATGTTTTAATTCTACTTGTTTTATTATAGGATTCTGTCTAATTACAGATCTTAAATTCCTACATAAAATTATGAAGTAAAGAATTGATGATATAATAAAATATATTAGATGAAAAACGAATTTTATCATGGGAATATATAATTGCATTTACTTACAAAAGTTTTACGATGTCAAAAGTCCTATATATGAATTGTAGCTATACTACTTAAGGTTTCATAGCCTCATCTAATGATGACGACTCCGCCTATTTTTGTTTTATATCCGATTCCATCCCTGAATCAGATAAAAGATTTAATCCTTGTCTCAAAATATTTTGTGCTGCATTCAAATCACGATCATGGTGTGTTTTACATAATGGACAATTCCATTTTCTAATATTTAGAGTAAGATTTTGATTTATCCATCCACAATTTGAGCAAGTTTTACTACTTGGAAAAAATTTATCAATTTTAACAATTGTTTTATCATTCCAATCAGCTTTATACTTAAGCATCGAATAAAATGTCCCCAAACTAACATCAGAAAAAGCTTGTGCTAGTCTATGATTTTTCATCATGTTCTTTACATGCAAATCCTCAATACAAATTATATCGTGGTTTTTGATAATTTCTGTACTGATTTTATGTAAATAATCTTTTCTGGCATTTACTATTTTTTCATATATTTTTGCAAGTTTTATTCTTTGTTTTAATCTAGAATTTCCTCCTTTTTGTTTTTTTGATAATTGCTTTTGTTCATATTTTAACTTTTTTAATTTAACTTTAAGTGCTTTAATATTTTCATATATTGTCCCATCAGAAAGAATAGCTAAATCCTTTATCCCAGTATCAATTCCTACTTTTGAACCCGTTTTTTTAAAAGGATCATGATTCATTTCATAGTTAATTGAAGCATAATATTTGCCAGTTTTTGATTTAGATATAGTAACGGACATTATTTTATCTTCAATATCTTTAATATCTTTATATAAATTAATCTTAATACCTTCTGTAAATTTAGGGATAAAAATTTTATCATTCTTTATTTTAATATTTTGGGGAATTTTGAAGCTTTGCTTATCATATTTAGATTTAAACCTTGGAAATTTAGATTGTTTATTAAAAAAATTTTTATATGCAATATCTAAATTTCTTATTGATGCTTGTAATGATTGACTATTAATTTCTTTTAACCAAGCAAGATTTTCATCTTTTTTTAATTGAGTTAAATCATTTGCATCACTATAATAATTAGATGATTTTTTATCCTTTAAATAAATTTCTTTTCTGTTATTTAAATAATAATTAAATATAAATCTACAAGAGCCAAAATGTTTAGATAATAAAACTTCTTGTATTTTAGTAGGATAAATTCTAAGTTTGTATGATTTATAAATTAAATTCATGAACAATATTTACAAAATTATTTATTTTTTGTAAATATATAAAATGATTATTAATATAAAAGTTTATTAATGTCAAAAGTAATATATATAGAATGTGATTTATGCCGTGAAAGCAGACACAGGATTACTGATTCCATAATTTTATCAAGGGAAACTATACAAGATACTTTGGGATGGAAACATTTTGTCCTAAAAGGCAATATATATAGGGATGTATGTCCTAAATGCCTTGATTTATATGGAGAAAAGACTGAAGATGAGCTGTATCGAAGAATTGATGATAAAATTGCTGATGATGATATAACATCTTTTATTATATCGACTAGAAAAGAACTTAAGAACAAAGCATAATTATATATTAAATTCATTTTGCATCCATTTATATGCCTGTTCCCCCAATTCCGCCTTCAATTCCTCAATGTCTAAATCTGGTAAAAATACTAGTTCAGGTTCACCTTTCCATCCTCCATATTCATGCCTAAATTGATCAATCTTATATTCCAGATAATGTCTTACATAATCCTTGTTATCATAGTACAGCTTATCCATATTTCCCAATATTTCAACTGCACTTTTATAGACCATTAAATCTAAAGCTGTTACTTCCTCGGCTGAGAAAAATGCATATTCATATTCATATTCAGATACAAGTTTTCTCTTAAAAACTTCCCACATCCCGATTGCATAGTATTTATAATTTAAAATATCTTGATCTATTACAGGCTCAACCCACATCCCTTTGAATCTGATCATCAACTCATTTTTAATCATGTCGGCAAAATCCCATTTCCAATCAGCGGCTAAATCATTATCTAATGGATAATACCCCCATGATCCTTCATCCACTATTTTTGATCTATCTCTAATTTTGATCACGATTTCATATGGAATATGTGGATATTTAGCATCTTTGTCAAATTTACCAAATATTTCATATTCACCATCAGAACCAAGCGACATCGATATATATCCATCCTGTTCAAAATCTTTCATTTTTGCATCATCCCCATATAAATTTAATTTTGCCGGATCAACGATTAAAATAGATGCCGTATCAGTTATGACATCTCCGATTTTACGGGTTTCAAAATCCTCGAGTAAAGGCATTCTGTTGATTCCTTTTGCCTTACCATCTCGTATTAATATACAAATTTCTTTTCCCATTTTCTTTAATTTAAGCTGATTCTTTCTTTTTCTTTAAATATTCCTTAACTTCTTTAATCGTAATTTTTGTAATCTTTAACTTGTCTTCAGGTTTACCAATCCTGTAATCTTGCCTTATAGATTTTTTATATAAATAATAAATTGCCAAAATATTCATTTTTAGTATATATTGAGATGGAAAAGTAGCAACTTTCCACCAATCCTGATAAGTAACGATGAGAGGTTTGGTTTTAATTCGATTATAAATATAAGAACGAATTGCAAATTCAAACCCTGATCCACTCAATATCTTTTTTGCTATATCATAAGTCATCGGTAAATCTTTGAGCGGTCTTTTGTCTTCATTGATTTTTTCAATATTTCGCCTTATAATTGCAGTATCAAAAATATGGACAATTTTATCCAAAACTTGTAGCCTGATTTGAGGCGGTATGTATGATATATTCATCCCAAATGCATTCACATTACCTGATTTGGATTCAAGGTGTCCAAGGATAAAATTCATTGGCATTGCATCCCAGAAATCAAGTTTGTCCTTAAATTTGGCATCATACGTAAATGTATAAATCTTACCTACATCCATTAAGGTCTTCGTATTTTCCTCAACTGGGTTAATATTCCGGCTTACATAAGTATCATCAAACCATTGCTTATTGTGATATACAACTGTAGAATGTGATTTAAGCTTTAAGGCGTTATTATATGATATTGAAGGTAACTCCATCGTACGAAAAATTCATCTTATATATCAGCCTAATAAATAAAGCACTAAAAAGATGTCAGATGTTAGGATCACCGATTAATCAATATAAGTTATATTTACCTGAAGATTTTATATACCCTGAAATCGCTGAGCGTTATAGCAAAACACTGAATAATAATTTAATTCCATATACAACAGTAGCCGATTATCTAAATTATACGATGTTAAATTATACGTTACCTGGCATCGTGGATAAAGGTTCACCCAAATTGTCAAGACGAAAAGGGCAAATTTCACAAGTATTTCCTGGATCCCTGGATTTTAAGGAATATGTAAATAGAACTATTAATATAGAAATGTCGCTTAAGGCATCGTTCATTAACTGGATGATTTTATATGAGAATACGCTGATGTTCCTTGAACGGAGAAGTCTAAAATCTGATATTTTTTTACCCGATATATATGCACACGTTTATGATGATTACGATAATATATTAATTGAAATCATTTATCGACAAGTTAGGGTTAATAAAATAGATGACCTTAAATTTGCGAAAGATAAAGTTGGCTTTATTACGAATTCCTTTAACATGGAACTTGGATTTAATGATTTTACAATTTTGATGAAAGCCACAGATACTATGAATTATAGGAACGAAACATTTGAGTACTAAAATGGTTGAGATATATAGCAAAAATCAATACGATTCTGACTTTAATCCTAGTGTGATGGACATCCAGGACAGGACAGCCATGTACTTGAACCAGATTAGGAACCTGCTATCTGCAGAAGTTGGTGCTATTTTGGGTGCCCCGGAAATGAGCGCAAATATAGAAGAAATGATATTTGAAACCAACATAGATGCATCCAAATTATCAAAGGATATAGAAAACCAGATTATCCAATATTGTACACTTGCCCGGTATTATAAGACTAAAGTGGAAGCCAAATTTGCGCTAGGCAAAACACGTGAAATATGCTTTATCGATATAATTGTAGATGATGTAAAGAGGCTTCAAGTTAGGATTACTTAATCTAATAATCCTGGAATATAGGAATTTAAAGATCTGCCATGCTTATCATTAAGGGTATCATCCAGTAATTTAAGCAATGCCTTCGACATCCTAAATTTCTTTCTATCCACTTTAAGATTTTTCAAACACCATATCAGATACGATGTATCGCTATCTATTACATCTACAATTTTTTTGCCTATATGACATCCAAATTCTATGATATCAGTTGGTTCAGTATAAGCAGTTTTGATCTTTACTTTATTAAATTTTGCCTTTTCCATCTTAGTAATTATTGGATTATAATTTTCTCGGTTTTATTAGCAGAAATCACATAATATATACCTGGTCTTAAATTTTTTATTTCATTCCTTTTCCCGTAATATACTAATTGCCCCACAATATCATAAACCACGACTTGAGCACTATCATCATTTATATGATTTGTTACATATATGGATGGATATATGGTAAAATTACCATCATAATCAAATTGTTTAAGCCTGTAATACCCATCCGCTCCATTATACCTATAAGAATAATTGATTAAATAAGATGAATTCCCGGCGGCTGGAATATTAACTACATCGCTAAAATTTTGTGCATCGGCTGAATATTGAATTATAAAAAAAGATGAGTTGATTTCACTTGCCGTTTGCCAAACAAAGACTATTATTCCTTCTGATAACTCATAAGTAAAATCTATTAATTCAATCGGTAAATTTTCATTAATTGTTATAGTAATAATAGTTCCTGTACCAAGATTTACATCACCATCTACATTTATGGTTCCATCCCCAGTTATTTCTCCTCCATTACCCACATCAAGATTTCCACCTATATCAACCACCCCATCAATTACTACACTCCCATTATTTTTAATTACTACATTTCCTAAAATTATGAGTCTTCCTATTACATTAATACTTGTATTATTGAAAGCTGTCAAATCTTCAAGAATAGTCATTAAGCCTAATACATTTAGGATAGAATTATTATTCATGATAACACTTGAATAAGTAATAGTATCTCCTACATTTACAGTATGGGTTTGCCCATTCCCTATAGTTAAAATACCTTGTGCATTAGCATTTAAGCCAGTGAATAAAGCCAATATTTTTAATAGATTTTTCATGGTTTCAAATTTCAATACATTCAAAATTTACAATCAGATTGCAATTGGGACACCTTAATTTTTCAGTACCTGCAGGATAAACCGATACCCATCGATGGGTGCATATACAACATTCTACATATGCAGCATCCCATCCATTACCATCATCTTCTCCATACAAATTTGCTTTGGCTCCACATTCAGGGCAAACAGCTTTTTCTACATCTGGGTAAACATTACTGATATCTATCCAGGCCTTATCACATGCATCACATCTAACAAACATCGGTGGATATCCCATTATCAGATTAAAAATAAAGATTTATGAATTTTATCGGATCCATCTTCAACTATCATATCTGCACGTCCCGGCCTAATTATAAGCTTTATAAGTAAAAGCTTGCCAATTTCCAATAATTCAGGTTTAAAATAGCATTTATCAAAAACACGGATTTCAAACGTTCCCTTTTCACAATTTTCAAGATTATAAGTAGATAAATTATTTTTAGCATCAATTAAACATTTGCACGTGATATCATCATCATTGATTGCATCAATACACGCTGGTATTATAATCTCCTGCGTAATAGATTCATCATCATCGGTTGAACAAAATTTAGATATTAAAAATAAAGATTTATCAAAATTATTAAATAAACTTTCTACATCCGATTCATAAATCCCTGAATTATCACATTCATAAACCTCAATTTTTATATCTTTAGATTTTGCTATATAATATAAACCTGAAAGCATATCAGGATTATGTGTAAGCACTATAGCTTCATCTAACTCATCGATTATCAAGGAATTCACAATTTTTTGGGCTTTCAAAACTACATCGACAGGATGTAGCGATGATTCAGGCATTTTATATAATTTGATGCGATTACTAGGTGAGCCGTATCGATTTATTTCGTTTACAGTCTCTAATTCGACTATATCACTAATATATTGGTTTAATTTAATTCCCCCATATATCTTAATAATCTTCATCACATTTATGAATTTCACCTTTTATGCTAGGAAGATCCTTAAGCTTTGACATAATGTCATTTATTTGTTCACGTGACAGACCTTCAAATAGCAATTTAGGGATTGGAAATTGCTTACTCATTATGTATCCATTCTTCAAAATCTTAAATTCATATTCATAATGATTTTTGAAAAGACTAATATTTCTGATTATGATCATTCCATAACCATTTTCAAATTGTGTCTCAGTCCTTTCAATTATGGTTTTTTCTACTATTTGAAAG